ACCCTGATCAATTCCACCGAGACCGAGATCGACAATGAACTCGTCCGCAGCGTCGCCCTGCCCATCGGGGGCACGCTGATCGAGAAGCTGGAGGGGCTGGTTTAGGTGGCGAACGAAATGGCGGCCCGAGTGATGAGCCAAACCAAACCTCCCACAGGTCCCGCCCATTTCAACCATCTGGGCGGGTCATCCGGGAACCACCGTTTCTTGGGGTTCTGATTATTCACGGTTCTCTCCTTTCAAAAAAATCTTTGAAAAGAGGATTTTTAAAAGGTGCCTACAGGACCAAGGCCTGTCAACGCGATTAACGGAGTATTCCCCAGCACTCCACAAAGAAAAATTTAGTGCACTGAAATAACTAAATTTATTTCGTGCCCAATCGAGCTCATATTTTGAGGAAACAGCAAATGAACAATCTGACGGTGATCTCACCGCCGGACGGGGAGGCTTTGTCTCTCGATGCGGCGAAGGCCTATCTGCGTATCGGCCATGCGGGCGAGGATGATCTCGTGACCGGCCTGATCGTGTCGGCGCGGGCGCGGCTGGAGGCGGAGACGGGGCTGGCGCTCATCACGCGCACGGTGAAGCGGCGGTTTGACCGCTGGCCATCGGGCGTGACGCGGACCGGCCTGCGGCTCGTGCCGGGGCCGGCCACAGCGCTGGTCTCGGTCGAGACCGTGGATGCGGACGGCGCAGCGCAGCTTTACACGGCGCGGTTTGCGCTCAGCGGCGGGCGGTTGAGGCTGAAGCCGTTCGTGACGCTGCCGCCCATTCCGCCGGGCGGGCATGCGGACGTGACCTTTGTCACCGGCTATGGCGCGGCGGCGGATGTGCCGGAGGATCTGGTGCAGGCGCTGAAGCGGCTGGTGCTGGCGGCCTATCGGCGTGAGGCGAGCGAGGCACTGCCGGACGAGGTCCGCGAAATTCTCGCCGCGCGGCGGGAGCGTCGGATATGAGCGCGGAGGCCGCCATCCAGGACGCGTTGATGGCGCTGCTGCGGGCAAATGCCGGCGTGCAGGCAATCTTCGGGGCACCGGCGCGCGTGTTCGATGCGGAGAGCGATGCGCCGATCTTCCCCTATGCGCAATTGGAGCGCCATGAAGTGACCCCCGCCGGGGCGGCGCTGGTGGACGGGCATGAGCACAGGCTGACGCTTGCCGTGTTCAGCCGGGAGGACGGGCTGATAGCCGCGAAGGCGGCGGTGGCAGCCTTGCGCGCGGCGGTGGAGGGCGCGGACTGGAGCGTGCCGGGTGTGCATGTGGTGATGGCGCATGTCGTCTATGGCGATGTGATGCGCACCACCGACAAGCGCGCCTTTCGCGGAATTATTCGCATTCGGATCATATCGGAGGAGGCAGGCTGATGGCGGGCCAGAGGGGCAGGGACATCCTGCTGAAGATTTCAGACGGCGCGGGCGGGTTCACCACGCTGGCCGGCGTGCGGGCCAGCCGTATCCAGCTGTCGGCGGGCACGGTGGATGGCACAAGTGCCGACAGCGCCGAGGCCTGGCGCGAACTGGTCGAGGGGGCGGGCATCAAATCCGCCCGCGTGACGGGGCGCGGTGTGTTCAAGGACGCGGCTTCGGATGCGCGGATGCGGGCCGTGTTCTTTGGCGGAGAGGCGCCGGACTGGCAGCTCGTCCTGCCGGATTTCGGCACGCTGGAAGGCGCGTTCCAGATCAGCGAACTGAGCTGGAGCGGCGCGCATGATGGCGAGGCGGAGTTCTCTGTCACGCTGGAGAGCGCGGGTCTGCTCGCCTTTGAGGTGCTGCCATGAATGCGGCGCGGGGCGAGACCGGACTGGTGATCGGCGGCGTGGCGCGCCGGCTCTGCCTGACGCTCGGCGCGCTGGCCGAGATCGAGGCGGCGTTTGGCTGCGCGCGGATGAGCGAGCTGGAAGCGCGGATGCGGGCACTGTCTGCGGCGGATCTGCTGGTGGTGGTGGCGGCCCTGTTGCGGGGCGGCGGCGAGGGCGAACTGGCGACGCGCTTGAGTGAGCAGGATGTGGCGCCCGGCGCCGCGGCGCGGGCCGTGGCCGAAGCGTTCCGGTTGGGGCTCGCGGGGTGATGCTTCCGTGGGCGGAGATGATGCGGTCGGCATTGGCGGCCGGGATCGGGCCGAAGGCATTCTGGCGGCTGTCGCTGACGGAATGGCGCTGGCTCGCGGCGCGCCGGGCAGGGCTGAAGGCGGGACGGCTGCAGGAATTGATGGCGGCATTCCCGGATGAGGAGGAGACTCAATGAATGACTTCGACAAAGACCTGAACACCGCCGGGGATGCGCTGCGCAGCCTGGCCGAGGGGCCAGGCGTGCAGGCGGCTGAGGCGCTGGAGGCCGCCTTCGGGCGGGCCGGGCAGAGCATCGAGACAGCGCTGGGACAGGCGGCGCGCTCGGGCGAGCTGGACTTCGAGCGTATGGCGGAAAGCATCCTGAAGGATCTGGCGCGCGTCGCCGCCGAAAGCGTTGCGGCGATGGCAGGCGCGCAGAGCGGCGCCCAGCATGCGGTGACGCTGAACATGAATTATGCGCCGGGGACGGAGCCATCCGGGCGCGAGAGCGAAGCGGCAATGAGCGCGATGCTGGCGCGGCTCGTGGCGGGCGGAGGGCGGTTCCTGTGAGCTTGGCGAATTTCCATGAGGTGCGTTTCCCGGTGCCGCTGGCACTGGCAGCGACAGGCGGGCCGGAACGCCGTACGGACGTGGTGACGCTGGCGAGCGGAGCCGAGGCACGCAATGCGGTCTGGGCCGGCTCGCGGCGGCGCTGGGATGTTGGCAGCGCGGCGCTGAAGCTGGACGCGCTGCAGGCGCTGGTCGCTTTCTTCGAGGCGCGCGGCGGGCGGCTGCACGGGTTCCGGTTCCGGGATGCGCTGGATGATCGGTCGTGCGCGGTCGGCGAGATGCCTTCGGCCACAGATCAGGTGATTGCGACGGGCAATGGGGCGCAGACGCAGTTCCAGCTGATGAAGATGTATGGCGCGTATTCACGGCGTATCCTGAAGCCGGTGGCGGGCAGCGTTCTGGTCGCGGTGAACGGCGTCGCAATTCCCTTCAGCGTGGACGAGACGAATGGCGAGGTCACGCTGGACAGCGCGCCGGAGCCGGGCGCCGTGGTGAGTGCGGGCTTCCGGTTCGATTGCCCGGTGCGGTTCGATACGGACCGGCTCGACATCACGCTGGAAGGCTTTGGCGCGGGCAAGGCGTTGCGTGTGCCGCTCATCGAGCTGGTGGGATAGACACTATGCGGATCATCGAGCAGGAATTTGCGGGGCGACTGGCGAGCGGCGCCGCGACGACGTGCCTCTGCTGGAGGCTGGTGCGGGCGGACGGGTTTGTGCTGGCGGTGACCGAGCATGACCAGGCGCTGGACGTGGACGGCACGCTCTACCAGCCCGGCGCGGCGCTGGAGGGGGCGAGCTTTGCCCAGTCGGCGGATCTCAAGCCCGGCCATGCGGCGGCGGGCGGGGCGCTGGCGCATGAGGCGATTACGGAAACGGACCTCGCGGATGGCCTGTGGGATGGCGCGCGGGTTGAGGTGATCCGCGCCGACTGGCAGCGGCCGGACCTGTTCGTGAGTGTATGGAGCGGGCGGCTCAGCGAGGTGACGCGCGGCGAGACCGGGTTCGAGGCGCAGCTGGTCAGTCGGAAGGCGGAATTCGAGCGGCCGCTGGGCCGGGTCTATGCGCGCCAGTGCGACGCCGTGCTGGGCGATGCGCGCTGCGGCGTGGATGTGGGCGGGTTTCCGGGGCTGAGCTGCGATCACCGATTTCAGACGTGTTCGGAGGTTTTCGGAAATGCGGAGAGTTTTCGCGGCTTCCCGCATTTGCCGGGGGCGGATTTCGTGCTGCTCGGCCCGGCGGCGAGCGGCAATGATGGGGGCAGGCGATGAGGCGGGACGAGATCGTGGTGGCGGCGCGCGGCTGGCTGGGCACGCCCTATCGCCATCAGGCGAGCCGCAAGGGCGCAGGCTGTGATTGTCTCGGCCTCGTGCGCGGGGTCTGGCGGGAGCTGGTCGGGCCAGAGCCCGCGCGCCTGCCGCCCTATACGCCGGACTGGGCTGAAGTGACGGGCGAGGAGATGCTGCTGGCGGCAGCGGGGGCGCATTTGCGGGAAGTGCCGCTGGGCGAGGCGCAGGCAGGCGATGTGATGGTGTTCCGTATGGCGACAGGGGTGCCGGCCAAGCATTGCGGCGTGCTGAGCGGCGAGGGCGCGCTGGTGCATGCCTATTGGGGCCGGGCGGTGGTGGAGACGCGGCTTGTGCCGTGGTGGCGGAGGCGGGCGGTGGCGGCGTTCGCCTTTCCCGGTGTGGAGGATTAGGCATGGCGCAGATCGTGTTTTCGAGTGTCGGGCAGGTGATCGGACAGCAGGCGCTGCCGCACGGGCTGACCCTGCTGGGGCGGCAGCTGTCCGGCGCAGCGATTGGCAAGTCGCTCGGCAGTTTGGCCGGGCAGGCGGTGGGCGCGTATTTTGCGCCGGCGCAGGAAGGGCCACGCGTCAAATCCCTGCCGGTGATGGAGGCGCGCGAGGGGGCGGGACTGCCCTCGGTCTACGGCCGGATGCGGGTCGGCGGGCAGGTGATCTGGGCCGCGCGCTTCAAGGAGACAAAGACCACGCGGCGGGCGAGCAGCAAGGGCGGGCCGAAGCTGACCGAATACGACTATTCGGTCAGCTTTGCCGTGGGGCTCGGCGAAGGGCCGATTCTGGGCGTGCGGCGGGCCTGGGCGAATGGTGAGGCGTTTGACCTGTCGGGTATCGTGCACCGGGTTTATCCGGGCGATGAAGCGCAACTTCCCGACCCGCTGATCGAGATGATCGAAGGCGTGGCACCTGCCTATCGCGGGACGGCCTATATCGTGTTCGAGGATTTGCCGCTGGAGGCATTTGGCAACCGGCTGCCGCAGCTTTCCTTCGAGGTCGAGCGCGTGCCGCCGGGCGGGTCAGAGCCGGGGCTGGCTGATGTGGTGACGGGCGTGAACATCATTCCGGCATCGGGCGAATTCGTCTATGCGACCGAGATCGTGCGGGAACAGAGGTTTCCGGGACATGAGCGCGCATTGAATGCGTGGTCCGGCGAGGCGCGGGCGGATTTCCTTGTGTCGCTGGACCAGTTGGAGAGTGATCTGCCGAACGTATCGCGCGCGGCGCTGACGGTCGGATGGTTCGGGACGAGTATCGAGGCGGGGGCGTGCGAAATCCATCCCGGCGTGGAAACGCGCGAGCGGGTGACGGTGCCCTATGCGTGGGAGGTGGCGGGCGTCGCGCGGGGCGATGCCTATGTCATTTCCCGCGATGAGGACGGCCATCCGAATTATGGGGGCACGCCTGCAGACCGGTGCGTCATCGGGGCGATACAGGAGATGAAAGCGCGGGGCCTGTCTGTCACGCTGTCGCCCTTCCTGTTCATGGATACGCCCGGCTTTCCGTGGCGGGGGCGGATCGGCGTATCGGCAGATGGCACCGCGGCGGCGCGCAGTGAGATCGAAGCGTTCGTGAACGGAGCGAACGGGTTTCGGAATCTCATCCTGCATCATGCGCAGCTGGCCGCCGAGGCGGGCGGCGTCGAAGCGTTCCTGATCGGCAGCGAAATGGTCGGGCTCAGCCGGGTGCGGGACGCGGCGGGCGCGTTCCCTTTTGTCGAGGCGCTGGTGGCGCTGGCGGCGGAGGTGAAGGCGATCCTGCCGGGCGCACAAGTGTCCTATGGCGCGGACTGGACCGAATATGGCGCCTATGCGCCGGGGGACGGATCGGGGGACGTGCTGTTCCCGCTGGATACGCTCTGGGCGAGTGCATCTGTCGATTTCGTCGGCGTCGACTGGTATCCGCCGCTGGGGGACTGGCGCGACGGGAACGATCATCTCGATGCGCTGGCCGGATATGCCGCGGCGGACGATCCGGCCTATCTGGCATCGCAGATCGCAGGCGGGGAGGCATATGACTGGTATTATCCGGACCAGGCGGCGCGCGACGCGCAGGACCGTACACCGATCATCGACACGGCGCATGGCGAGCATTTTGTGTTCCGTCAGAAGGATATCGCCGGCTGGGCAGGCGCGTATCATCACGAACGTCCGGGCGGGGTGCGCAAGGCATCACCGACGGGCTGGGTGCCGGGGACGAAGCCGGTGCGCCTGACCGAGATCGGCTTTGCGGCGGTCGACAAGGGCGGCAATGCGCCGAATGTGTTTGTTGATCCGAAAAGCAGCGAGAGCGCGCTGCCGCCCAATTCGAGCGGGGCGCGGGACGAGGTATTTCAGCGCCGGGCGCTGGCGGCGGTGTTGCCGTATTGGGAGGCGAGCCCACTGGTCGAGGCGGCTTATGTCTGGGCTTGGGACGGGCGACCCTTTCCGGCCTGGCCGCTGAAGGAAGAGGTCTGGAGCGATGGCGGCAACTGGGCACGCGGGCACTGGCTGAACGGGCGGTCGGGCCTTGCGCCGCTGGCCGATGTGGTGGCGGATTTCTGCGCGCGAGGCGGCGTGGACGCGGTGGATGTGTCGGGGCTGGACGGGATTGTCGAGGGCTATGGGCTCGACGGGGTGCATTCGGTGCGGGCGGCGCTGGAGCCGCTCAGGGCAGCCTATGGCTTCGAGTGCGTGGAGCGCGGCGGGGCGCTGGTCTTCCGCATGGCGGGCGAAGGGGGCGTTCTGGATGTGGCGCCCGGCGCATTGGTGGAAGGCGGACTGAAGAAGACCCGCGCCCTGCTCGACAAGGCGCCGGCGCGGCTCAGGCTGATGCATGTTGATCTTGAGGCGGACTACCAGCCGGGCATGGCAGAGGCACGAACAGAGGGCGGCGATCCGCGTTTGGTGCAGGATGTGGCCCTGCCGCTGGCGCTGGGGGCGAGCCGGGCGGAGGCGGTGGCCGGGGCGCTGCTGGCATCGGCGGCAAGTGGGGAGACGGCCATCTGTGCGCTGTCACTGTCGGCCCTCGCCTTGGAGCCGGGGGATGGGTTGCGCGTGGAGGGCGGGCCGGTCTGGCGGGTCACGGATGTTGTTGCCCGGGGCGGCGTGCGGGCGCTGACCTGCCGGGAGGAGCTAGCCGCAATGCCGCGTGTGCGGGCTGGCGAGGCGGGCAGCGCGCCGCCGCCCGCGCCTGTATTCGGCGGGGTGGACCTTGTCGTCATGGATGCACCGAGCCTGCCGGAGTTTGGCGAAGGCGTTGGGCCGCTGGTGGCGGCATGGGCCGATCCGTGGCCGGGTGAGGTGGTCGTGTCAGCCGGCCTGGCCGAAGATGCGCTCAGCGAGGCGGTGCGGCTCGACCGGCCGGCGGTGATCGGGCGGCTGGTGGAGGCATGTGGGGCCGGGCCGGTCGGGCGGTGGGACCGCGCAACTGCGCTGAGCGTGTATTGTCCGGGTGGGGAGTTTGCGAGCCTGCCGGAAGCGCTGGTCTTTTCCGGCGGCAATGCGGCGCTGCTGGAGACAGTTGCGGGCTGGGAATGTGTGCAGTTTGAACGGGCACACCTGATCGCGCCGGACACATGGCGGCTGACCGGGCTGTTGCGGGGACAGCGAGGGAGCGTGCCCGGCAATGCGGCGATAGGGGCGCGGCTGGTGATACTGGATACGGCGGTGGCGCGGGCGAGCCTCCACGGGGAGGCCTATGGGGCGGAGCTGGTCTGGCAGGCCGCGACGGATGATACCCCGCAAACGGCCATGTTCGAGGACCGTGCGGGCCTGCCCTGGCCTGTGGCGCATCTGCGGGTGCGGGATGGCCAACTCCGCTGGACCCGGCGCGGGGCGGGTGTGCCAGAAAGCTGGGCCATGCCGGAGGCGGAGAATGCGGGCCGGTTTGCCGTGGAATTCGACATGGGCAGCGGGTTTGGCGCGCAGAGCGTGGTGGAGGTGCCCTTTGCAAACTGGGTGGAGGGCGCAATGGCGGCGCGGGTGGCGGAGATCGGGCAGGATGGGCGGACCGGCTTGTGGGCCGTCATTTGAGGATTAGCAGGCTGCCAAACAGGAATGCATTGGGGCACCGCTCGATCCGGTAAGGTAATATCCGGGTTTCATTACGGGTCGGGACATCCTAACTGTGATCGGATATCAGATTCGTGACTGGAAGGATTTTCCGCCCTTGGCCCTCGACCCCTATAAAGTGCTCGGCGTTGACCGCTCGGCCAGCGAGGCCGAAATCAAGAAGGCACATCGCCGGAAAGCGAAGGATTTGCATCCCGACCAGAATCCGGACGATCCCAAAAAGCTGGAAGCTTTCAAACAGGTCTCGCAGGCGTGGGACATTCTTGGTGACAAGGAAAAGAGAGCCAAGTTCGACCGCGGCGAGATTGACGGCGATGGCAATCCGACAGGGTTCGGAGCCGGCGGATATCCGGGCGGCGGCGGGGGCTTTCCGGGCGGCGGAGGCCAGCGCTGGGAATCGCGCGGCGCGGGCAATCCGTTTGGCGGCGCGCAGGGCGACCCCTTCGAAGATATCCTGTCCGGCATGTTCGGCGGCGGCCGGTCCCGGCGCAGCGGACCGGTCAAGGGCCGGGACGTGCGCTATCGCGTGACCATCGATTTTGCCGACGCCGTGACCGGCGCGCGTCGTCGCATGACCATGGCCGACGGCACCGCGCTGGATGTGAACATTCCGGCGGGGATCGAAAGCGGCCAGACCTTGCGCCTGAAAAGCCAGGGCCAGGCTTCGCCGAATGGCGGCCCGCCGGGTGATGCCCTGCTCGAAGTCGAAGTGACGGCGAGCAAGGTATGGGAGCGCGACGGCAAGGATTTGCGCATGACCGTGCCGATTGACCTGAAAATCGCGGTGCTGGGCGGCAGTGTCGAGGTGAAGACGCCCTCCGGCCCGGTGACGCTGAAAGTGCCGGCGGGATCGAATACGGGCTCTCAGCTTCGCCTGCGTGGCAAGGGCGTTCAGACCTCCACTCCGGGCAATCTGTATGCGCGGCTGGAAATCGTGCTCGACGATCCGAAGGACGAGGGATTGAAGGCCTGGGCGGAAGGCCGCTAGGCGCTTTCTGATTCAAAGAGCAGACTGTCGGCCATGACGCGGGCCACCATATCCTCGAACGGCGCAGGGGCTGCGATCAGGTAGCCTTGCAATTCCTCACATGACAGCAGGGCCAGGGCTTCCGCCTGGTCTTCGGTCTCGACCCCTTCGGCCACGACCGGAATGTTCAGCGAATGCGCCAGATGGATGATCGCCTCGACGATGGCGCGGGATTTGACATTGGCATTCATGGACATGACGAAGGACCGGTCGATCTTGATCCGGTCGAAGGGAAATTCCTGAATATAGCTCATGGAGGAATAGCCGGTCCCAAAATCATCGAGCGAGATCTTGATGCCGAGCGCCTTCAGATCGAGCAGGATGCTGGTCGCCAGCTGGGTGTTGTTGATGATCGCCGTTTCGGTGATCTCCAGTTCGAAGCGGGCCGGGTCCAGTCGGGACTGTTGCAGCGCCATCTTGACGTGGTGGACAATGTCGGGGTCCAGCAGCTGGCGCGCCGACAGATTGACCGCAACCGATTCCCCGCCGGACCACCGGCTGGCCGCGTCGCAGGCGGCATAGATGGTCCAGCGGCCAATGTCGCAGATCAGCATGCTCTGTTCCGCCAGCGGGATGAACTCGTCGGGACTGACGAGGCCGATGTTCGGACGATTCCAGCGGAT